CACGTTGATCCGCACACAGCACGGCCTGCCGAGCAACCTGTAGTGCTTGATGTAGTACAGCTGGAACGCGATGAGCTTCCCATCGCGGCGGCAACGCCTGCGGCACGTGCCTGACACGCCGTTCGTGTCGGAGGCATTCTCATCGCCAGTCACCTCCCACGAGTCGCTCGAGCACACCTCGACCCCGAGAACGTTGATGTCGAAGCCATAGGACGTGTTGCGCCACATCCACGCGACTCGACGTTTGTACGTCGCCCAGGCATCCGTCCCCGGCCATCGTTGCCAGTGGCCCTCGTCGCCGTCTGCGTCGTTGTCGTCAGTGGCGAACCAATCGAGCCATTTCGGCAGACGGTGCGTTTCCTTGTCCACGAAGAACGGAAGAACGGGCGCGAGGATCAAGCCGACGAGAAGCATCAGGTAGCTCAGAGGCATCGAAAGAAGCCAACGCAAGTAGACCATCTCAGTCCTCCCCAAGGAAAAGCTTCGCTTCGGACTTGCGGCGGCGGACGAGCCCCGGAAGCTCCTTGCCGCCCGCCTTCGTGATGTCGAGGAACTGATGCGCGGCCTGCTCGACGTCGCCTGCATTGAGGGCCCTCATGAGCCTCGGGCAGTTGTGCACGACGTAGGACGCGCCCACGTTGAATGCAAGGCTAACGAGCGCGACGTACTGGCCCTCAGTCACGTGCACATTCACGAACGGCGCAAGGGCCTTGACCACGGCCTCGCTGTCCTTGCGCAGGAGCTCACGGCTCTGCGCGTAGGTGATCTCGTCGCCCTCATGCACGTCGGGGCCAGTGTGCCCGACGCCGATAGTCCAGATGCCAGCCGGGCACTTGTACGCCTGCAGGCGGCAGCCCTCCCAAGCCTCGATGAAGTCCATCGCGACTTCCGCCGAATACTCGCCAAAATTCTTCACTTCAAATCCTCCTTATCCAGACCAAGGCGCTTCTGCAGAACGACCTCAAGAAGACGGATCACCCGCGTGCCGCCCCACCCAGCCATGCCGCTCAAGGCCCCACACAACTGCGGCGGAAACCCTTCGTAAAAAAGCACCTCGTAGCTGATCAGCCCGCATACAGCACTGATCGCACCATGAAGCAAGAACTCTCGCCAGGTGAAAGCCTTGCCTTCCTGAACCTTGAGCAAATAAGAAAGCCAGCCGCAGATCGTCGCAAAACCACCTGCGGCGGCCAAAATCTGCCCGTCACTTAAATCTCTGTATGGCATATAACCTCCCGCATGCCTTGAGTCTCTAACGAGACTTCAAGCACACGCGCACAAAAAAAACTCCCCCGAGCTTTCACTCGAGGGAGTCGTTGTTGATTTGTTTTTAGATTGGCTACGTGCTGGCCTTCGCAGGAATGAATCCTGCGTAGACGCCGAGTTCGCCCTTCGCCGCTATTTGTACGGTTTCTCCTTTTCTTACGGGGACCGTCACTTTTGCTATGCCGTATGAGTGAACCGAAGTAGAGCCAGTCGTACACGACACCTCTGCCACACCCCCGCCCGCCTCACCCGCGTGAGTCTCGCCACTAACGAAAACAAACCCATCAGCAGGAGCAACGTACTCGTTCCACCATTGCTCGGCGACAACAGGAATGTCGATCTTTTGACTGGACGGGAAGGCGTTCATTGCCGATGCCTTGCCGAATGCTCGGAGGAGATCCTTATTCATAAGAAGCACCTCCGAAGCAAACGTTAAGAGCCGATGTATGGGTAAAAGCGGATGTGCGCCTTGATGTTCTGAGCAGCTCCATCGATCCACACATACCAGTGAATCGTTTCGCCCTTTCGGCAAGGAGTCTCAAGAACCGGCCACGTCTGCCCGTAGCTCCCAACGAACCCACAGTCGAGCTGATCTCGTCGAACCGTGAGGTTGTAGTAGGCGTAGCCTTCAGCGGGCTCACACTGAATAACGAACACGCCGTCGCACGGAGGAACGTAAGTGTTTGCGTTAACATTCTCATACCCTGTCGGGAACGAGATGTCAGTTGCAATATGGCGCCCTGCGACGACACTCTTATGCGATCCGCGATAGGCGTCAAAGCACGAGTTAAGCAGGTTCTTAAGCATGGCACAACCCTCCAAAATAGCTGTGCCACAGGGCTTTTAGCCCCCCCCCGACAGAAGGAAAGAACCGCATAAAGTTAACTGGCATGCCGTCACTGTATGCTATGCGAGCCGTCTCTCCCTTGCGAACAGGGATATACCCTTCAGGATTTTGTCCAGCGTTTGGGATTGCCTGCACTTGCGACACAGATGCGACAAGCGAGAACCATTGATTCACTGCGGTCGACTGCACACCTAAGCAGATATATCCGTTTTGAGGCGCGACAAACGTCTGACTGTTGAAGTCAACGAAGTCCCCACGTGGGCAAAATGCCTTGGCACCACCGCTCAAGATAGCGGCACGAAGTTGATCCTTGATACTCATGCCGCTACCTCCATGCGAGCGTTGTTACTGGCTACCGAGAGAAGGAACGAAGTAGACCTCAACGGCACTTGCGTTTGGGGTTTGTCCGCTTGTGCTCCCAAGGTGGTACGTGATTGCATCGCCCTTGTTACAGGGCACGTAGCTCGCCCCTGTGTGCTGGCCGAGACTTGCCCCGCAAGTATTGGCGTGGGAAGTCTGGTTTTGGATATCCCAGTAACCGATGTTTGCGTCGACAAATTTGATAACGAAGAGGCCGACTGAAGGAGCGGTTTCGTGTCCCCACGCTTCATTACCCGTGTCGACAACGGGCGTGAAAGAAACCCGCCTTGCCGACGGAGCGGCAAACCCGCTGCCAGCCTTGACAAAGTTTCGGAGGTAGTCTTCAAGCGAAGCCATAGCGCACCTCCGAAACGATTGCAAGACAACGTCGGAAGGTATCGGCTATACCCCCCCCCGATAACTTTAATGAAGCGCAAACTGTCAATCGTGATGTCCATACCAAATACTCTTACTTCGTGGCCTTTTGTAACGGGTGTAATTGTTGCGACACCGCCTGTCGCAAACCACGAACCGTTTAAATTCTCTGTTCCACGGAGATGTTCTAAAGAAAACCACGGGGTGCCACCTTGATTTGCCCCTTTTGTGGTAATCACGCGAATCGCACAATAGCCTGTGATAGGGGAAGGTACGCTAAATCCGCGTTCGGGAATCTCCGTGGGAACAGCTACATCAATCACCCCTTCGCTCATGCTCATGCCCTCAACCGCACCCGTCAGGATCGCAGTCCTAAGCAGGTCTTTCTGTGTTGCCATCAGAACCCCCTATACATGTTTGCCTGCACAGCACGGGCATCAGCCTTCTGGCCGCACTCATAAGCAATGCACGCAGGCATCGTCGGATATTCGACGAACGGGAAGCCCTTCTGCGCGGGCATGTCCCTCAACGCCTCACGGTACGTCATCACCTCCGCACGCTCCTCATCGGTCAGAGCTTCACGAGCAGACTTCGATTCCTTCTGCACCGTCATGTCAGCCAGCTGGACGTAGCAGTCCGTGTCACTGATGAGCGCATTGCGCTCGGAGCGAACCGTCTGCGCATAGCGCTCGGTCACGAACGCATCGTCGTGCTCGGGCAAATTCGCTTCGGTGTAGTACCCACCATCGGCAGAGCGGAAGAGTTCACCAGGACGCTCTTTCGCAGTCACCCACGTCAGGACACGACCGTCAATCTCCTCGTCCTTGCACTCATACCCATTGGCACGAGCCCACTCAAGATCGAGCGGATCGACATAGCAGTGCACGAAAGGACTGACACTGTGCGCCATCACCTCGCCATTCCTGTCAAGAATGACATAGCCGCCTACTGGCGAGGACAGAGCCTCGTTCAGGTATTCGGCTTTCACATCAGATAACGTTTTCACGCCTCCTCCTTATGCGGGAACCTGCCCGCCAAATTCGACAATAAGTTCCTTGAGAGCAGTTTCAAGCTCCGTAAGCCCAACTGCGTCTACGTTTGTTCTCGCCTGTGTCTTTTGCTGATCTGTCAGAGACTGGGCGACATAAAGCACAGCCCCGTTTTTCTTGATGTTCTCGATGCTCGTGGACTCCTGCGCTTGCACTGCCGCTACAGCACTCTGTTTTTCCTGCTCGACAGCACTCTCCGCGGCGGACTGAGCAGCCTGTACGGCGCTTACAGAGGTTGACTGCTGAGCGGTCACCGCGCTCACCGCCTTTGTCTTCGCGTCATTGACCTCGTTAACCCCCGCCGTCTTCGCAGAGTTGATGGCGCTGATGGCGTTCGTCTTGGACGTGGTGACCTCGTTAACCCCCGCCGTCTTCGCAGAGTTGATGGCTGTCACGCCCTCATTCTTCAGATTGCTCAGGTCAGTTTTTGCTTGAGCAATCTTTTCAGTCAGGTCGACATTGCTCTTGTTCGCCGATTCTGCGGATTGCTTCGCGTTCGTCTCCGACTGCTTGGCCGCCGTCTTGATGTCCATGAACGCTTGCCCAAGCAGCAGGGACGTTCCGCCGGAAGAGCTGTACCCGACGATCTTGTCCGTGCTCTCTAGATCAGCCTTCTCAGGAAGATCGCTTACTTTGATGATTGCCATCTCTACTCCTTAAGAAACGCGCTTCCACATGTAAACCGCGACATATGGATTTCTCACAGAAAACGCGCGTCCACCGCCTGTGTTTCCTACATACACGTCATGAGCGTGCGCCCCATTCCAAGACGTTTGTCCAGACCACGTCCTTGCGGCTTCAAACTGGAAGTAAGATCCCCAGTCATCTCCGCCGCCCCTTCGAATCCCGGCATTCCATCGCCAGCCCTCAAAGAACGCGCCGTCAAAGCGATACTGCTCACCGTCGCCACGTCGAGCCGCACCAAAGCCGCCCGTAATATTCATGCTTCCTCGTGTATGAGCGTGATCTCCAACGTTTGACGTGGATGCACTATGAGAGTGTTTCGGAAGCTCATTCGCCGTAAGTTGACAGGTTTCCGAGCCACCTTGAGAGCCTGCGAGAATTTCACCGCCAGCATCGATCAGACAGCGGCCTGCACCAATGCGCTCCCATACGCCCACGCCAAAAAGCACACTAGGGTTTTCACCAGAAGTCGAGCAATAGACACTGCCAACCGGATAAATCACATCAACGACGGAAACTCGAGAAATCTTCGCGAGCGCCTTTTTGAAGCCTTCATACAGAGCTTGAGCATCAACCCCAGCGTCTTGCTCCGCATAATCGGCGACCAGCTGTCCGATCGAAAACCCCGCACTCGCCCCTTGTGCAATCGCTCGATTGACAAGATCGGACTTTGCGATGCCCGACTGAAAGCCTTTGGTAACGGTTGCCGCCAAAGCGCCAGACGACCATTCCTCTTCGCTTGCGATGTTCGCGTCCTTCGCGTTTGCAAATGGAGTCAAATAGTTTTTTGCCATGTCACATCAAATCCATAAGTAAAAGGTCGTTGTTTTCCGTCGTCAGAATAACGCCGTCTGTTGTGGCCAAATTCCCTGCCATCGACGGGAAGACTCGCTCCTGAACCCCTGCGTGGTTTAACGAGAAAACCTTTTTGCTGAAGAGCTCCCATACGATTGGCGGGACGGACTTTTTGAAAACGTAGAGGTCAATGTTCATGTTCTGGTTGTCAACGTAGGCCCACTGAGCGGTGTTAACTCCGAACGCCTCCATCACAAGCTTCAGCATCTCTTCTAGCGCGTCGTTCTTCCCGCCGTACTGGTTGAGCGCAACCTTCGCCTTAAGAAGGATGCGATAGATGTCGTCGCCTAGCTCCGTGATGCCGTAGGTGCCGTCCCTCGGCGTCTTCCATACGCCCAGGTCAAACCCAATTCCGTCTACATCGTCAAACGCAAAGAAAACATCCGTGATGCGACGCTTGAGATATCTGCTCACTCCTACGCGCACGCCAATCGCATCCAGTTGCTTCCCTTCGGCCAGATCAATGTCGTACTGATTGACCATGTCGGCGAGACCTTGACGCGCCTCCAAGACGGGCTCCGTGAGTTGGTAAACCCACTCCGTGAACCGAGGCTTCTCTCTATGCGCCCCCGCGATAAGTTCCGTGTATTCGTTCTCGTTTGCCATGGCTTCACCCCACGGAAATCGAGATATCCGACGGCTTGCAAGAGGCCTTTTGATTCCACGCAACTTTTACCGACTGAGCCGAAGAGTTGAGCAAAAGCTTCTCCAGATAAAAGGTCTCGTCAAAAGAGCAGTCGTCCTTTCGGACCGCAACCGTCGCAACCTTTGCAGGATCTACCAGTTCTCCGATATCTAATCCATTGACGTAGGACGAGATGCGTTCTTTGATCTCATCCCCCACTGTGCTCAACCACGTATCCGTGGCCTTGATATTCAGTGACGCAGAAACCTTGACCTCGATTGGGCGGCTGAACTTGATCTGGTTCACGTTCCCAAAAGGATCGATGTACTGGACGCTCGTACTGCCATGCGTCGACACACCCTGACTTTTCTTTTTGTAGATTGCGTCCGCAATCTCGCTCACGTCACCACCAGCGACAACTACGGCAATAGAGTGCGCTGGAATGCCGTCGCTCGAGGTTTCGCCAGTGTCGTTGTGTCGGCCCGCGACGCTTTGCACGTCGTCAAGCTGCGCAATCGATCCGATCAAGCCTTCCCAAAGTCCGACGGTTGGCTGCATAGTCGACAATGACTGACGCTCTCTGAGCGCGGAGTCGGTTTCGATGTCCACGCCCTCAATTGCCGGACTTAAATTCGTTACGCTCTGCCATCCCAGTGTCGGCGTTCCAATCTTCGTGATTGATCCAACACCCGCCGAAATAGCGCCTGCTTCCTGAGACTCAGCCGTCACGGTCACTTCACCCGAAAGCGGAATCGACACGCTCTCCGGCAAAAGCCATCGGTTGTCTGACGAATCAATGGCGACGCCATTCTTAATCACCGTACCTGCGACCCCCATGAGCTTAAGGTCGACCTGAGACTTTGACGCGTCCTGCCTTGTCAAACCGTTCGTTTTCACGGCCGAGTCAAGTGCGACACCGGATGCCGTATTAGGGTTGTAGGCATTGAACACGGCAATCGCCTGGGCGTTTAGGTCATTTATCGCAGAAGCAAAAATAGCCAGAAGCTGACCATCTTGCGTGTCGGCGTCTAGGTTGATGTCTGATCCAAAGATCGATTTCGCCCTATCCTTGAAATACTCGTAGATTTCATCGTAGGTCGGTGCCGTAATGCCATTCGCTGACACGGTAAAAATCGGACTGCTGATCGTCATCCGATAACCTCCTCAATGTTTGCCGTACCGTATCGCGTTACGATTTCCGCACTGATGCGGATCGTTCGCGTGTCGGGATTCAGGATCGACTCAAAGTCGACAATCTCCGTGACGCCTGTGGTGTCAAGAATTCTGGCGCGCAAAATGGACTCAACGGCCTCATGCTTCCCGAGAATTTCCTGCAACCACGGGGTCCCTTCGGTCGTATCCAAGAACCAAGAGCCCCGCCATAAGGCAAGCCGCGTCATGACGTTCTGAGCTACCGCCTCAGGCGTATTCTCGAGAAAGCAGGAGCTACCTCTGCCCATCGTCATATCGCCCGCTTCATCAAGCTTTCTTACCTTCATGAGAGCCTCTCTAGAAAAACCAATTCATGAAGCAATGGGCCACATAACCTACCGCGTAGATCAACGCCAACCATCTAGCCAGCCTTATTACCCACGGTAGTTCTTTGTCTTTTTTCATAGTTGTCAGACCTAGCAAACCCACTAATATTTGAGTTAAACTCTCCACGTAAACACATCGCAAAGGTGTTAAAAAAGCCCGTCGGGATCGCACTCCCAACGGGCTTCGTTTTTTTTTGGCTTTCGCCTCAGTGAGGAAGAGATGTTTCAGCCCCATCCCCTTGTTCGGTATGCGTGTGGCTCTTGAGGCTGATGCCGTCTGCAACCACGTCTCCAGATACCGTCGCGCCTGATCCTCCAGATACCGTAAGCCCACCGGTACCTGTAATCGCTCCTACGACCGTCAGGTTCTTTTCAATCTTCACGTCACCCGTGATCGTCGTTGACGGACAATCAATCTTCAAGGTCGGACACTTGAGCGTAGCCGCCCCTCCGATCGTCCCCGTAAGCTTCCCCGTCGTCTCTACGGTCACGTCATGGGACTGCGGGTGAATGGAAACCAGCGCCTGGTGATCATCACTTCTGATCTCAAGCCTCGAGGTCGACACGACAGAGATGCGCTTAGCCTGACTCCACGGGCCTGGAATTACGAAGCCGTCAGACAGGTCGTGCATGCGTGTTTCTGCAGGCGGCTGAATGCCGCCGGACTGCCACCACGCATCTATGGCGCGGCAAGCAAAGATAACCAAGCACTCGTCTCCTGTCTTAATCGGGAACGTTAGCGAGCATCCTCCCGCGTGTGGGAAGACGACTGGGCAGTCCAAAAGAAGCGGGAGATTCACGACCTCGATGCCGCCGTCCTCTAGCACCTGCTTCCCCTGGATCGCTGGCTGTACCTCGCACGTCAGTTCGACCGGGTCGAATTTCTGAATGATGCCCGGTAGCGCCGTCCACATCATTGCCTGACGCCCGGTGAAGTGAGCGTCCCTTTCTGATGCTGGATCGTTGATCCTGTCGTTCGTTGAGATCATAGATTCGGGATGTTGTTCAAAGCCGTTGAGTTCATAGGAGTCTGCGCGGCATTGACGCCTGCACAAACCATCTTCGTGTACCACTCGTTTCCGCGAGTGTCGCCGACGTGCTCGCGGCTCAGCACGCGATAGAGACCGTCACCAGAGATGAAGCCGCCCGTAGCCGCCTGCTGACTCATCAGATCGGCATCTACAGCTGTGTCGTAATCGCCGCCTTGAATGGAGTTGTTGTCGATCAGCACGAGCGAGCCAACATCAATTCGAGGCTGTAGAAGGCATTGAGCCTCCACGCCATCAACGGTGACGGTCGGACGACCAACAAGCCCCGTATTGGCATTGAGTACCACAACGTCCTCGGTTTTCTTGTACGTCATGTCCTTTCGGATTGTGGTCACGCCTTCCGTACCGTAGCCCCACTCAAAAGCATTCGTATCAGCTACGCCCTGCATGGCATCCGCAGCCATCTTGAAAATCACCTTGCCGCGCAACAAACGCCCTTCCATGAAGTCAGGCTTCTTTGGCGAGGAAACGCCGTAAGGCTTCATGCTTGTCACAACAGCGTCGTACACGTCCGCCTGCGTCGAGCCTTTCGGTAGCGAGGCATTGCAAACAGCGTACTGATGAGCACGGTCTCCAGTAGCGGCAATCAGGCGCATGTAAGTGTCTGTCTCGGACTCCCTGCCCGTTGACTTCCACCACAAGTCCCCCTGAAAGATCAGAGAATGGGATTCCTGATACCCGGCCTCAATGATCACCTTCATATGCTTGTGCTTAACGACAGCATTGACGGGAGCCTGAATGCGATCAATCGTTTCCGTTGACACGTTGTACACGGTGATTTCAGCCGTGCAGGGCTTTCCAACAATCGCTTGGGTAATGTGAAACTTGCACCGGAAGTTGCTGAGGTCTAGCGCCTCCTGTCCGTTACCAGTCTGCACAATCAAGCGAAAGTAGCGAAGCCACTGAGGGTAGTTGGCTTCACTCATCATCCTGTCTCCACGTGAGAATCAAAAGCGACCCCATGTCGTCATAGGTCGGAACGCGATCGCCCCCACCATCAAGTGAGGCGATCAGTCGTCCCAGTCCTTTGTATGCGTGTTGGGCAAATAGGTCTACCCCGAGAATGATCGGGATTCCTAAACAAGACTCTTCACCGTCAGCTCGAACGATATCCAGATACCACCCGCCATAGAGGCAGTCGCGATACACAAGCGTCAGCTTGTACTGGTAGTCGCCCAGCATGATTGAGAAACTTTGCGCTCCTGCATCAAGCGGTATGCGGTAGGTGGCCATCTTCAACCTCCATATCGGTAACCTTCTAACGGAATCAGTTGCTTTGACCCCGTCTTCTTGGATGCCGTCTTTTTCGGATTCTTCTGCTTTGTCGCACTCAAGGAAACGGTTTTAGCTTCGGCCAGAAGAATCTCTTGGAAAGTGATCTCGATGATCGCCGAGCTTTCCGTTTCCGATGTCGTCGTGACCTTCAGCTTCGTGATGAGTACGCAGTCATACTTGCGCTTGCCGGTCGACAAGTGCAATGGCATGCGGGCATTTTTGAGCTCGAGGAGCTTGTCATAAACGTCCTTAGTGGTCTGCATGCCTTTAAGGATCGATCCGTCAAGAGCCGAGTTGATCAGCCTGGATGAGTCAGACCACCCAAAGACGCAAGTCACGATTGCCGGTTGAGCAAAAGCATGATCAGAAATCGGCGCGCCGGTATCAACTGGATGCTGAGTGACCGTCACATCGTCGTCATGAGTCTCGGAGATCACCACGTCAGGAATGATCGCATCGCCCCCGCTGGGCGTAATGCCTCTTGAGCGCCCCAGCAAAAGCGCCTCGAGGCTGTACGGTAGTGATGGCATCAGACAAGCCCCCTATTGCCGTGCTGTGCGGCTTTCTTCGTTTCCCGAACTACGGCCGCCCCTGCAGCCTGAGCGTCAGGGGCCGTGATGTTAATCGTCTGCGTGATGCTTGTAGACCGACTGTCGACAGGTCCTGCCGCCTTTTGTGCGGCCGCTTCCTTTGCGTAAGGGCTTCCGTCAAAGTACAGCCGCTCTTGGTCGGCTCTGCGCTGACGCTTCTGAAGCTCGAGGCCCAGCATGTAAGCGTCCTTGTCGTCCTCTACCTCGATCAGATCTTCCGTCTCGACACGTCGAGAGCCAATATCCTTCATTGCCTCGGCGTCATTCGTGTCTACGCCAAAGAACTTTGCCTTTAGCTTTGTCGTGTCGTCCCAGTCGTCATCGAACCCCTGCGCCTTCATCACGCGTCTATCGATGTGCGCGGCATCCGCCTTCGCGTTACTTTCGATCGATTTGTTCAGATCCTTCAGCTCGGACCTCTCTTCGTCAGTTGCATTTCCGCTCTTGACGCGATCCTCGAGCACCTTCTGGCGGCTCTTGTCGTAGTAGTCGCCCGACTTGAAAAGGACTTTCCCAACCCAGTCAAAGAAGCCCGACGCATCTTTCACGATCTGAACTTGAGAGTCAATCGTTGACTTCAGAAAGTCTGCGAAGTCATTGTTGAAGCTGGACAGCTTTTTATCCAACTGAAGAGCTTCCGTGATCTGTGCCGTCGCACTCATCGCGCCGGCGGCAACCGTATCCCACACCTGAGAGATTTCGTTCATCATTCGATGGGATGCGTTTGCGCCCTTGTCGATCTCCTTGCCAAAAAGCCCCGCAAAGTGCGAGGCTCTCTCAAGCTCGGCTGGGAAGTCTCCTTTGACAATGTCGTCAAATATTCCTCCTAGCCCCAAGGCTTCCGCCTTCATGCGCGCCAGTCCTGGATCGGTACGCGAAAGCTGGGCAAGCTTTTTGCTGATGTCGACAAACACGTCAGACATATCTCGAGCATTGCCAGTCGCGTCACGAAGTGAAACCCCAACCTGATTGCGAACCATCTGCTCAAAGCTCGACCCATATGTCTTTGCTTTGGTTGCAAACTCCCCAAACGCCGCATTCACCGCCTCGGCGGACCCGCCAACACGTTCGACCGCCCCCTGCATCCTCATCAATCCGGAGATCGATGTCCCCGTATTGTTCGACACTTTGTAGAGGTCATTGACTTCCGCCGCAGACTTCGCAAAAGCCGCGCCTATCGCGACACCGGCCCCTACCGCCGCCTTGCCAATGCTCATGAAGCGCCGCCCGGCTTCGGCGACGGTGGTATTGAACTTCGCCAACTCATCCTTATCGATGTCAAAGCCAAGCGAAACAAGAAATCCTTCAAGTACGGTTGCCATAACGCTCCCTTTCAAGCAGCCCGCGGTTGTACGCGAGATTGTCCAAACTGACGTTCATGATCAAAACATCTTCAAGCGTGAGGGAACCGTCTTTGAGGCTTTCATATCTACACATGCCGGCGTGCACCGGACGTAGCAGATAGTCCATCCCATCAGGAAGCTTCCGAAACTCTAGGCCTTCTGGCTCGCCGCCGCCCCTCCAAATAGACCGAGCGCGGCGATAGTAGGGCGGAGCTCACGGCTCAGCACGTGAATGACAAGCGTCATGCAGTCCTGTTGCGTCATGTCCTGAAACATGAGATTCCCATCAGCCATGACCCTTGACCAAAGCTTGTCGCACTTGCGCTCCACGCAAGAAAGACAGGTGCGGACAATCTTGCGGAAGTTGGCTTCCGGCATGTCCGCAAGGACTTTGAGAATCGGAGCAGACAGATAGATCAGCTTCCCGATTGCCTCGATGCGTTCCTCGGGCGTTGCCTTATCCGCATCAGGTGAGTTCATGACCTCAAGCGCCACCTTGCTGAGCACCTCATGAAAAAGGATCGGCAAGATGGGGGCCGCAAGACGGCTCACGTTGAGAGAGTCAAAAAGGTCAAGACGGCCAACCTTGTAGAGGTGGCCGCCGACCGTTACGTCAAGCGGCTCAAGCATCAGTAGCTCCCGGTGATCACGTCAATCTTGCCGCAGTCGAATACCCACTCGACCATCTGCCCCTCTTCGGCGAAGGTACGGTCGGGGAGCTTCTGGAAAGCGGCGTTTCTGCACGTGATGATTTCGTTGTTGCCCTTGTTTCTGATCGTGATGACGTTGTTGCCCCACGCAGAGCTCGAAAGACTCTGCGCGTTGAACATCGTCTGAAGCGTGGCATTGACGGGAGACGTATAGAGCAGTCGTACCGTCACAGTACCGCTCTTGTCGGCCTTGAGGCTGTGCATGACCTCTCCGTCCGCGCCGACGGTCATCGTGTTGCGGGAATTGGCGGTCGTGACCGTAATGCCTTCCTTGGTCACAGCAGAGCCAAAACCAAGGTCGACCACGCCAGTTGTGCCTGCAAACGTAGCCGTCACGTCCATAAAGGAATATGTGGACATTTACTTCTCCTTATCGGTTGACCGTGATCGTGCAGTCGACAAAGTGGATTGCACCCTTGAGCTTCACAGCAATCTGAATCGGCGGAGCCTTGCGGGCTTCGCGATCAGACTGCGACTGTTCGTCAAACGGCTGAATGTACACGTAGTAGCCAGTAGCAAGCGTGTCGCCTGTCTTGAGCGCACCGAAGGAATCGCCATTCCAGACACCAGGCGCAATCAGCCAGTTCTTCACGCCCTGCTCGAGCGACTTGCTGACCGTTGCCACGAGATTGTCCGCGCCGATTTCGTCCTGACCAACCTTCTTGCTCGTGTAGAGAAGATTCCAAAGATCGGTCTCAACACGATTCTGGAGCCAGTCCAGACCGTGCGTTTCATCGATGAACCAGCCGCCTGCGGTAATGCCCTCACGAAGAATGCTCGTGTCGTTCTGATAAGCCGCGAACACATTGACATTGTGAGCCTTCAGCGTGTTCGCCTGAGAGATGCGGAGGTTTTCAGCCGCAACCCCCGGACACTGCTTGAACTTCAAGGTGATGCACGTATTGGAACCCTCAAAGTTGACCGTGCTCATGCGGCCAAAGATGCTTGCCACGGCAACTTCAGAAGAGCTCGAGTACATGACCACAGTGCGGTTGTATCCGAGTGCTTTAAGCTTCGCACCAAGCGTGTCAGAACGCGTAGAGTCAAGCTCGAGCGTGTTCTGAGTCGTGAAGCCGATCATGCGAGCGGGAGAAGCAGCCTCAATGAGGCCGGCAGCAGCGATCATTTCTTCATCACTCGTCTTGTCGGCCAGACAAGCCATGTACCAACCTTGGAAGTCCGTAAGAACGGTTAAGGCCTCAACGAGTTTTTCAGAGGCGCTGCCCTTGACGGATGTCGCAGAAGCGTTCAAGCCCAAAAGCTGGGCAAGCTGGCCTTCATCGTTGCACGTGACGCTCGAGGTTTCACCCGTCGTAGACGACGTTACAACGAACTGCGTCCCCGTCCATCGACACGTACCAGAACCAGACAAGGCCGAGGTGACCTGAGAGGCTACGCCGTTGAGATTGGTTTCAGACGACAGATCGATGCTCGAAAGCGATTTGGGCTTTCCGTCGATGGCGAAGGAAATGGAGCCTGTCTCGATCTCCGCAAAGGCATCCATATTCTGCTCTGACGTCGACAACACGCGACCACGCAGTCGACCTGCTGTCGCGGACTTCGCCCATCGTCCAATCTGGACGACGGACGGCTTGGGAGTTTGGGAGAAGAAAGCCTGAGCGGCAAGATATTCCTTCGACTCGACGCCGAAGTCTTGCGCAACGGTGGTGATGTCCGAATATGCGCGGATTCGCTCCTGAGTGTCGATGACATCAGAAGTACCGATGATCAGGCAGGCCCCGAAATTGCGAAGAGCCGCCGCCGTCGGCGACATCTCAATCTTGACGTTGACAACGTCAGAGATTGGAAGAGTAGGTGCTGTCATAGCGTCCCCTTTTCAGTGTGAATCTCTATATCCCCGACGCTCGCAAGATCGCGGACGCCGTATGTACGGACGACCTCACGACCAACCTTGAAGGTCACGTCGTAGCGGTCAATCCATTGTTCAAAGAGGAAGTCAGGAAGATGCTGAATGTCCTCATTGACGCCTTGAAGCACAAGTCCCGCTTTCTTGAGCGCGTTCGCGTTCTGAAAGATTTGAGCGCCTTCGCGGAAGGAGTCTGCGAGTTCCTGTGCATTTGAGCCGTAGAAAGAAGCCACGCAGGTCAGAGTCTGGTGACTGATGCGCTTGATGTCTCCCGAGACAGGATCGTCCAAGCGTCCCTTGTGCCCCTGCTGATAGGGCGTTCCCGAGGTAGAAACGGAAATGATGCCGACCGCCGCCCAATCCTCATCAAGAGCGAAGCGTGTACCCGGTCGAGCGAGCCATCTGCGCCTGACGTGCGCATTGTCGAGTCCTGTCAGTGCGGCAAGCCAGACTCGCAGCTTGTCTTCTGGTGACTTCGTGTTCTCAGAGCCAATCGGCGTCAGCACTTTCGCTGATCGGCTGTCGATAACTGCCATCCGATGCCTCCTCAGGCCAACAAGTTAAGCGGATGAAGCCTTGTCCGAATTGCGAGTAGTCCGCGCAATCCTTCACAACAAACTTGCGTCCGCTCCACTCCACAGCGTCGTAGCCGTGTCCAAACCCTTCGGGAGCATCGTCCTTCATGAAGCGCACAATAATCGTTCCTGCGCGTTGCAGAGCGTCAGGAAGGCGCTCAATGCTCTTCATGTCGGAAGTGACGACCGCTTGAATCCTCACGCGCTCACCATCAGCCCATGTGGGATTGCCAAGATCGTCGACAGTCTCCGTTCTGGGGATCAAAGTGACAGGTGAAGTGAATAGCGGATCACGAATAACCTCAGATACGTCAAGCCCAGCCATCACCATCCTCCACATAGAAATCGAGCGCGTCTCGCAACGCGCCCGTATTGGTCAGAGGTTGAATGTTCTTCCCCTGCTGTTCGTTTTCTCGCTTGCCCTTGGTCAGTCGACTGCGGTTGCGGTTCTTGATCGTGCTCGGCTTGAGCGGCTCAAAGGTACCGTTACGCATGTAGAGCTTGACCGCAGACACAGCGTCGAACCCCGCTTGTTCAAGCAGAGCCTTCACAGCCTTGTCGTCGTCATTGAGCGCGGCCCGCATGGCGGCTTCAAGATGCTTCGTCACCTTTTCCTTGCCAGACTTCACGCCCGGCACAAGAAAGGGACGCGGAGGAATGTTGGCTGCGGGCGATCCGTGCTCATGGACAAAACCCAAAAGATGATTGGGCGGACCGCCATCTTCTCGAGCATCTGTCTTTGAACCCGATGCAATGCCAACAAAAACCACACTCCTCTTGAGTCGCTCAAGGCTCTTGTTGAGTTCTTGAACGTGAGAAGTGTGGTTAAGCGATGCCAAGGTTTTGGGCTTCATATCTGGATGCCTCCAGCTCCGAAGATTTGCATGAGCTGATAAAGCTCACGTCCGTAAGCCGTCATGTTCCAGAACCCTGCACCCTCTTCCGTGCCAGTGCTCGTGTCATAGGACACGGACGCACCGTCTACGGACTTGGATGCGACAACACCCAGTGTTCCGCCGTTACCGTTACCGCCCGATGCCGTTGAGCCGTATGCCGTCAGATAGTGAGCGGCATACAGACCCATGACGTGTGCGCGGACTTCGGCGTCTTCAAAGCGGTCGACGGCAAAGAACTTGTCTGCGAGCGACAGACGGATTCTTACCGCCGCATCCGGGTACTTGTCCTCGGTAATTTCAGGAAAGGTTTCTCGAAAAACCTTAAGCGCCTGCGGCGTCGGACTTGCCATCTTCGGCCTCCTTCTTCGCCCTGGGAGCCGTCTTGCGAGCGGGCTTGGCAGCCTGCTCAACGTCCTCACAGCGAACGATGTACTGCTTCAAGTAGGGGTGTGCCGCCACTTCGTCCTCGACCTCGTAAACGCGCCCCTTGGTAAAAGCGAGGGACTTGTCTTCGAGATTGAGAGTGACGGGCCCATCGACGGTAATCTTTTTCATCATGAGCCCTCCTCTCTTTAGGCGAGGTCGCCGTAGTAGACCATTTCCGGACGGACAAATTCAACGCCGCCAAGAGCACCGTAGTACGGCACGGACTGCATGAAGTCACGGAACTGCGGAGCCATGGACTGGAGCTGAACGAGCGGGAAGCGAACAACGTCGCGAGCCTTCGTGTAGGCAACCAGACGACCATTGCCGCTGTTGATCGAGCTGTCATTCAGCCACTTAACCGGACGGATCGTGAGCTTGCCGCCGTTGGAGACGGCAATGTTGTTCTGGAGGACATATTCCAGAACGTTCTTGTCAACGTTCGGGAGCTGCTTGGAGGCGAGAGCCGCAAAGAGAGCCGGCGGGATCAGGATCGTATCGGGGATACGAATGTACTGAGTAGCCTTCCAAGAGGATTCGAGAACCGTGTTGAAGAGGTTGACGGCGTCTTCAGCACTCATCGTCTTAACGTTAACGGAACCAAGGTTGGACTTGGCAACGACGGCATCGTTGTTGAGAAGGCCCTTGACGCCAATGCCTTCGTCGCCCATGTAGACCTGCTGATCAATGTCGAGCTGGTGCTTGAACTTCATGGCGTCATACTTCTGAACATCGATCGGGCGACCGACCTGCATGGCCTTCTGAAGTTCAAAGATGGAGTAGGACACTTCCATGCCCCACGGGGTAAGCGGCGTCGTGACCTTCGACGTTTCGACGGAGACGCGGGCCGGGGTGGTGTCCATGCCCTTGATCCAAGACTTACCGGAGCCGCCGATCGAGCCAAAGCCGCCCGCGTAATTGGCGAGCATGAAGGACGTAACCTCGTCAGCAATGGTCACGTCTTCACGAAGGTCAATGTCACGAGACCACGTGAAATCAGCGAGCGGAGCGTACAGCTCCTGATCGAGGCGTTCGAGTTCGCCGACGAGAAAAGCGCCGGTCGAAGAGATTTCTGCATCAGTGAAGCGCATGTTTCACTCCTTAAATGTTGAAAGCGATTTCGACAAGGCCGGAGGCGTCAGCAGCGCCCATGAAGGTGCAACCCGGAATAGCCGTGTTGGTGCCCTTGTCAGCCGTGATCGTGCCGTCGGTCTTGAGGTAGACGGTGCCGCCGAGAGCGGGCGTACCGCCGGCCGTCTTGACGACCATGTAGCCGCGACGGAGAACCGTCAGAATGTCGGCCTTCTGGACGCCTGCTGCATCCACCTGACCGTATTCGCGGACGGCAAAGCCGTAGACCGCATCCGTGTTGGCCGTCGTAGCGGCAACGGTCTGGCCGTCGAGCTTGACGGGAACGCCGAAAGCCTTGACCGTACCGTTGTTCTTGTGGACTTCGGTCGTGAAGTCAAAGAAGCCGCGAGTGATTTCACCTGCGAAGCCGCGCGGCATCGAGGTACCGATGAACTGAGACATTACTTGCCCTCCCAGAAGGTTTTGTACTTGGTATTGAGTTCGGAATTGGACGGACGAGCGGGCGTTTGCTGACCGCCGTCACCAAAGCCGCGAGCCGTCGGGTTATTCTTGGAACGAGCCAGAAGAACAGCCGCCTTGAAGGCCACATCGAGAGCCTGACCGTCAAGCGTGGCGGAGTCGCCAAACGTCTTATTGCCTGAAAGCTTCAGGGCATTGCGCTTGATGCGACCGACCAGACCGCGAGTGAACTTGCCGCCTTCGCCATCACCCTGCGGCTTCGCGATACCCGGTGCGAGTTCGTCAGCGTCAGCCATCACCTGCTCGACTTCTTCGTCAGCGACGATTTCAGCGTCAGGATCGGCTTCGCCGCCTTCATTGCCTTCCGCGCCCTCTTGGGGTTCGGGAGGCTCTTCGTCAGCGGTCGGCTTTTCCATCGCAGTGACCTTTTCGGTCAAGGCCGCCACGGACTTCTCGATCGCGTCAAGGCGTTCCTCAGCGGTCGGAGCCGGAGCAGGTTCGCCCTGACCGTCATCTCCTACAGGATTCGCCTCGACCGAATCGAGGCATTCGTTAAAACCCTCTTCGTCGCCATCTTTGAAAAAGCGACGCAGAGCGTTCTTCCAGGACTTTGGTTTCATAAAACCATCTCCTATTTTGCAAATCTCGCCACAGCGAGCTTTTTCTACCAAGGCGAGGTGGTTGCCCACGATGCCCTCCTGATGCCCCCGACCATCGCCGTCGTCGATGGCCTTGGCGTCATAGCCGCAGCTCACCTCCGTCAGCCGGCCGTCCTCGACAAGCCGAATGCCTTCGGCGTCTTGGAGGAGCAAGTCCGCGAGAAGAAGGGAACTTTGATCCCCCTCTCCTCGCCTGACGTTCTGTACATGTCCGATGCTGATCTTTCTCCAGTTGTCTGGATCGGCAAACTGACCGTGCCCGATGACGACCGGCTTGCCCTCAAAGCTCGCCATCGTCTCGGGCTTGAATAGTTCCGCCTCAGAACGGCTCATGACTACCTTTCCGCCCTTGCCTGCGATACCAGTCTCAAGCGGCGTGTAGTCGAACTCGCCGACACGACTGATCGGCACGTCCTTGCACAGCAAAAAGCCCTCAGGCGTTTTCTCGCGCCGAGGGCTTAGCTGTTCGACGGTGTAGAACTCAGCACCATCTTTGAATCTCATTTTTCATACCCCGTTTTGGAGAACAGTGGTTCGGGAAAACACCTGCAATTCCATACGCACCCTGGATGACTTCTAACAGGCGTTCCGCCTTTTCCGACCTCGCAGATCGGCGGCGAGTCCCACCGTTGAACCGTCCCATCAAGGCGAGCGTGCATGTCTCGAACAGCCCCGTCTCCGACAGTTCGCCAGATGTAGCCGGTTGACCCGACGGCCTTGGCTCTGGCCTGTGTGAAGTTGGATCGAGCTCGAGCCGTCTCCGTTCGCGCAATGCAGATTGCACGGGCCTCCGTGCTTGCACCCAGTTCGTTCTTGATGCGAGCCGCGATTTCAGGGAAACGCTGCCCGTTTGCCAACCCAGACCTGACCCACTCATGAACCTTCATGGCGGCCTCATGCGGGATTGTCTTGATCAGATCAACCTGCTCTGCCTGCATGCGCTGGTACTCGTTTGCGATGGCAGGAGAACGAAGGCGCTTGCGTGTCGCCCTCGTGATTCCCTCGCCAACTCGTAGCCAAGTGTCGTAGTCAGCCTGATCGGCTCGCTTGAGCATGACGCTTGCGATGTCCAGTGCATAGGCATTCAGCGAGTCCTCATACGAGAAGAGCCGCCTTTGAATCTGGGAGACCGCAACGAAAAGATCGGTCTCTTCTTCGAACTCACGAGCGATCAGGTCAACCTGCTTCGCGATTTGCAAGAGGCGCTTTCGGTACCAGCGGTTTAGGTTCGCCGTTTTCGTCGGCTCCCGAAACGCCGTTTTCGATTTGACCTTCATTCAGTCCTCCAAAAGTCGGCGGCATCAAACCGTTGTCCGCCTCTTCCGCCTCATCAATGTCCTCATCGGTAATTGACGAGAAGAGTCCGATCACATCGGAAAGCTTGCGAAGCTCCTTCATGGCAACAGACGGAGTGATAGCGTCCGCCTGAAGGGCTTGAATGATCGCCCCGGCCATGCCCGTAGCGGCCTGCGCCTTCTGCTCGTTCGTCATCTGCCAAAGAGACTTGAACTCAAAGCTGAAGTCGTCACCAGGCGGCGTCCCCATCTCGCTCTCGTACATGACATTGAGCAAGCGTTTCATGCCCGGACGCAGATCGCTGTCCTGATCATGCTTGACGTTGTCGTAGTACGTGCGCAGATCGCTTTCACCAGTGGAGTTGAAACCCGTAGGAGATTGACCGAAGAGGCGCACAAGAGGTACGCCGATTGCACCAGAGATCTGCTGACCAATCTGGAGCATGACTTCAGGGATGCCCGTAAACGTGTACTGCATCGTTTGGAAGTCGTCGGACGAATCGCCGATGGTCATGCCCTCGATGCCCTGGAACATGCGGATGTAGTCCATCTGTTTCAGGAAGCCCTTGGCGGCAAGATCGTTCGTGAGGATGTCCCTCAAGCCTTCAACCTTGTAGTAGCGCAGATACGCCTTCGACAAGAGCTGTGCTGCGCCTTCCGTTGCCAGATCGAACATGGAGATTCGATCAAAGACGGTCTCGAGAATGGAAGCACCCCAGCCGCCGTAAGCGCGTCGCAGGTTGTAGGGCAGGCGTCGACCTTCAAAGCGGATCACACGTGAGTAGTGAACGCGCTGAGACGGGATCGAGATTTCGCTAGACCCCGCGATGATCGTGTAATACTCAGGCTTTCCGAAGTCCGCGCCGAGCGTTTGAACGGTGCTGCCAAGCGTCGGATCAATCTGCCATCGATCAAGGACACACAAGCCCTTAAAGGAGCCGGGGCGAATCTTGCCGAGAGGCGTGCTCATGTCGTCACCGTCAATGAGCATGACTGCGATAGAACCGCCATAAAGGCGAGACCACTTGATTGCGTCGCAGATCGAACCCCACACACCAAGATCATCCATCTTGGTATTGATCTTGTCGACCACAGTCGGATCGCTTGCCTTGATGTCCACGCCTTCGCGCGTCATGTCTTCGGCGATGATGTCGACAGCGAGGCCGCAGATCCACGAGCCTTGATAAGCCCACTCGAGCTGATTGCGCTCTAGTGACTTGAACTCAGGGACGTATCGCGTCTTCTGAAATGTGTTCGGCGTGTTCTGCCCGACGCGCAGAAGCGCATTGCTCACGCCGTCGGTGAAACGCTGTGAACGCCTTCCGACTCGTTTGTTGTTTCGCATAATGCTCCTCATTGCGCAAGGCGAGCCCACTTGGACAAGCCCGGCTTGGTGATGTATCCATCGAGTGCGTAGCGAATGCCGTCGATGGCGTGATTGTTCTTGTCAACAAAGACCGAAAGGACCTCTCCAGTCGTCTTGTCGACCTTGTAGCTGTAAAGCCTGAATTCGTCCGCAGTGTGCTTGCATCGCGGATGAACGATGATTTTCTCGAAGCTCTTCAAGTAGGCCACGCCATCCTCAATGCTTCCCTGCCACTTACTGGCGGCACTGATGCGGAAAGGCGGGTTTGCACGATTCGCAAGGTAGCTGATGGTCTCTGGTCGAGCCGCATCAGCGTGAATCGGCCAGTTGTCGACCTCTGGAACTGTTCTATAGAACGCAGGCAGTTCATCAATCTCAACGCCGACCGCATACGCCTCATAGTCGATGTAGAGCTTTCCGTCGTACATGAAGCACCGGATGAGCGTACTCGGGTCTCTGGCAAAGCCAAAGTCGGCACCGAAGAACAAGCGGTCTGCCTTCTTCCACAGATCGTCAGGAAAGCTCTCTACGCTGTAGCGTCCCTTGAACACCTGAGCATCCGACACGGTGCGCGGAAAGCCCTCCCAGATGTGGAGGTACTTCTCAAAGTCAACAGCCTTGTCATGCTCCATCTCAGCGCGTAGCTCGGGCGGAAAATGCGGATTCTCATCAAAGTTGATCTTTCGCACGTAGGCTTCTGGAGGCGGATTCTCAATGAAGCGCTTCGTCGTCGGATCATCGGCATTCAGAGGGTTGAACGTTACCCAGATCTCTGAACCCTGCTTACGAACGGTCGGAATCAGAACCTCCCATGAGGATTCGGAGACGGTCTGTGCCTCTTCAACCCAGCAAATGTCGATGCCTTCGGTTGACTTCACAGACTGCTCATTTCTGAGCAAGCCCTTGAAGATGAATCGCGAGCCAGTCAGCTTGTGGCGAATCTCAGACTCCAAAAAGGAAAAGCGCCCCGATATGCCGAGACGCTCTGCCGTGTCCCTCAAGATTTGATAGGACGAGTCTTTGATTGAATTCTGGATCTCACGACAGCACAGGATGCGGATGTTCGCCATGTCGCACATGACCATAAGGGCCTGCGCGACTGCCCACGATTTGCCTGATCCTCGACCGCCGTAGAAGACCTTGTATCTATGCGGCCTCCAGATCTCTCGGAAGGGATCAGCCATCCTTCTGAGCCTCCAACATCTTTGCGTAAACCTCAGCCATGCCCTTGGCGTCCTCAGTCGCATCAACCTTTACGGTCTTGCGATTGCCGTAGCGTGAATCATCACGCCAAGCAGCCTGTCGGGCTTTTTCCTGCATCAGCACCTTGTAGGCTTCAACCGCACCCTTCGGAAAGTCCTCGCCGGTTGAGAGACGCGTCTGCAACTGGTCGTTGAGTTCGTCTTGGAGCTCGAGGAGGTCATCGTTAAACTTTTCTGCGCTCTCCTCCCTCGCGCGCGCGGACTGGGTAAGAAAGTCGGGATGATCATCCTTCCACTTCCTCAGCGTGAGCGTAGTGGGCATCCCAGGCATCTTGCAAATCGTGCGCTCGGACTTGCCTTCTCGGATCAAGCCACAGATCTTTTGAGCCAGCTCTTCCGTGTACTTACTTGGGCGACCCATCCTCGGAGCGCTAGAGCTTTTCTTTTTTTCAGTCATAGCACAGTCTCACTAATGGAAACCCTGATCAAATATCGAAACGCAAGGCGTTATCCTTGAATTTCCTTCAGGAGCAAGTCATGGGATTTTTTTCAGCCTTAGTCAAAATGCTTTTCAAATCCGAGAAAAGCAAAACTTCAGAACAAAAGCCAAAAACCGTCTCTTCGCCAAAGACAAACCTCTTCCCGTATACGGAGGAAGATGCCGCAAAATTCACCGCCGATCTAATTGATGGAATAACTGAAGAGCAACGATCTCTCATCGTAAAAGAGCTTTGTCGTCTGAACAGAACGGACAGGGGAGGCCAAGAGAGCGTTGCCACCAATCTGCTTCAAATCCTAGGAGATGCCGACTGGCACTGGAAGGAGTGGGACTACTGGCAACCCCGATGCGTCTCTGAAGAGCTTTGGGGGTGGCACATGATGTTCTGCAGCCCTTATCCAGACGAGATTGACTGGGAAAAGGAAAGAGCAAAGACCAAACCCGAAACCATTGTTAATTCACTCAAGGCTCAGGAAGCTAAAGACCTGATCAAGAGCTATGTTGCCGATGACATCGTCATCAAAACCAAGTCTGATGTTCTTTCCTTCCTGAAAAATAACCCCGAACTCTTTGAAAAAATCAGGGATCGCCGAATTCAAGAAAGGTGGGATTCAAAGCCCCATAGAACTGAAGCCAGCAAAGAAGAGATTGCGACACTACTTGCTTGGACAGTCTGGGGTCGCATGAGTTTCATTCGAAACGTAGTCCGTTGCCTGTCACTTGGGATGAAATACCGAGTCTATTGGCTTGAAGACCATGACGAGGAATTCTTCAAAGTGGCCAAAGTAGCCAAAGACAATCCATGGAAGCACAAAAAAATTCTTCCTAACTTCCCTGGTGGAATTGCAGACGTTCTATCCGACTAGGATTCAATCTGCTCCATCAACAAGCAAAAACCCGCGAGGCCTTCACCTTGCGGGTTCGTTTCTTCCGGGCACGCCGAAGCTCCCATTTCGGGAGCTGCGGAGTCAAACCGTGAGCCAACTGCTCGTCAATATTCTTTATTTTACCACTGTTTCGCTGAGAGTTTCAACGATAGAGAAGAGCTGAGATACTGCGCGTTCTTTATGCCTCTGAAAGGTTTTATGCCCAAGAGAAAGCTTGTGCTCAATGGTGTTCGGCGACACAAAACAACAGTAGTGAAGGCGCAAAACGTCCCTGTTTACAGAGGTCATGCGCTCGTCTCGGTACGCCGCATCCAACAGATCGGCATCAGCCAGGTCAATGCCGCGAGTAGCTGGTAGCGGACGCATTACCGGGAGCTGTTCCCCTTCTTCCGGCTGTCGATCGTAGTAGTACCGAAGGGACTCGCAGAAAACCTGCGTAGCTCCTTTCTTGGTCTTCGGGCATTCGCGGTTTGCTCGCGCCCAGTTGCGAAGTCGCTGTTCTTGCTCTTTCGTGATCATCAGAACTCCTCAATCCTCCAACCTCCGCCGTCTTTCTTTGCTTGCTTGTAGACAGCTTTGAAAACGAACGGAAACTTCTCAGCTGCAACCTTGACTTTCACGCGGGCGTCGTCGGTCCAATAGCCCTTGACCTCGTGCATCTCCATGATGCCGTCAGCTCGTAGAACAGCGAAATCAGGGGTGTAGCGGCATCCGTCGGCGAGCTTAAGGGTGACACCTTCAAAGGCATACCAGACGATCTCATGCGCGTTTCTGGCGGCTTCTAGCGTGGTTGCATAAGCCGCCTCTGTGCGGTTCATCTGGCCGGACTTCATTCGTCCGAGTGCGAGAACCATTTTGTTCATACGTTCAGCCTTTCCTTATCGGACTTGTCCATGTGCCTGATGAGCGAGTCTGCTTGCTTGCGAATGGACTTGAGGAGAGTGACGACGTTCTTACGAGCGTCCGTGCGCTCCCAGTTGTGGCGGCCTCGTTGGTTGTTAGCCAGAATGCAGATTTTCGTTTCCGCGTCATCGAGCGTGGAGAGCAAGTGTTTGACCTTGGTTTCTTCGGTTGGAGTAAAGAGGTTCATGTGTGGTCCTTAGAGGTTGCCGTCATAGAAAGGAGCGCCCGGCTCAACGTGCCAGCTCTTGACGCAGAGAATGTTCAGCTTGGTTTTGTGGAGCGGGATGTAGATGGTGCGCTTGTCATCGCGGTACCCGTAAACGCGGAAGTTGGCGCAAACGGGCTTGTCCTTCCAAGAGCGCAGGATGAAAAGGCATCGTTGGCCGATAGCTGGGAGGTTTTCCTTGCCCTTGATTTCGACCGGCTGAAAATCTTCATCTTTGAGTTCACTCATCGTTTCTTCCTGTTTAGTTTTGAGATTCCCCGTGAGAAGATTGAGGTTGTCTCCCCAGACAAACGTTCAACCAACCCACGGAGGAAATCGTGTTTGATCCGTTTTCTGTCATTGCCGCGGTCGCTACGGCGGCCACAGCCGTTTTCATGTATCCAAACTTCCTAGCCTCACGCCCTACCATCGACGTTTGCATCGATGACGTTCCGAACAGCACCCGTCGCGGTTCACGTGGTGAACAGCTGCAGAGGGACGGCTTTTTCGCCATGACCGTCACGATCCAAGCGGCGACGATGCCGGTCGTGCTCAGATCGATAGAAGTCAAAGATGCGATCTTTCCCACGTTTGTGAAGAAGAGCGGCGAGTTCGTGCCGACAGCCGACCTCTCGGCAGGCAAGAAGCAACTCGCCATCTCGCTTCGCCCCAACGAATCGAAGACCCTGAGGTTCTTGGTGAAGCCGACAATTGCAGAGAGCGGTACGCTCGAGGTTGTCATTCCGTTCTCCTACTTGCGCCCCGCTCTTCGGGCGAGTTGTGACTATGAGCGAACTCATTACATCGGCGAGTGAGCTCCCTCACTTCTCTCTGCAGCTTGGAAATCTGACGGTTGTGTCGATCTATTGCCCTGCCGGACATGACGATGCAGAAGCAGAGCGTTAGGATTGAGAAATCCTGTAGGTGATCGGTTGTGAATAGCCAGCTGAAGAATTCGCTCATCAGATCAACTCCTCTCAGCAGTTGGCAGGGGCCTGACTCTGCGCGGCTTTACGCAGTTGCAAGTCGCGGCGGAAGTCGGTGGTAACGACAGTCACGTAATCGGCGCACTCGCGCACACGCGAGGCAACGAGAGGACCGACATATTCGTCGAACTTTGACGCGCGGCCGTTTTGCTCTTCAATGCCCAGATTCGTGACAATGAGCGTCGGTTTGTCGTTGCGGTAACGAGCGTCCAGAATGCGCGTCAGCAGCTTGGACTCGAACGCGGACGGATCAGCGGCCACGTCATCGAGGCACAGCACGTCCAGTCGCGCGAGATCGGCAATCACCTTTGCTTCGGATGCGCCCTCGCCGTCTTTGTTGTGGTACGTGTCTTGAATTGCGCGGACTAGGTCGACGCAGGCAACGAACCGGACGTTCAGGCCCTTCGCATCGCGCAGAGAGTTGAGCGCAGCGCAAGCGAGGTGCGATTTTCCAGTACCCCACGAACCTGAAATCACAAGCCACGGCGTCTTGCCGTCCTTCACGGCGTTCGCCCAACGGCACACGCGCCTGAATGCGACTTCCTGCACGTCGTCGAACGGCTTGAAGCCAATCAGCGAGGTTTTTGCGAACTTCTGGGGAATGGCGGCAACCTGCGCGAATCGTTCGGCGGCCTGTTCGTCGTACTTGCGGCGAAGGTAACGGTTTTCAGCCATGCCGATGAGTGCGCCTTCCGTGTACTCAATGCCCTTTTCCTCGAATTCACGACGCATCTTTTCGACCTCCATCAGCAATTCGGGGTCGAGTGCGTTTTCCTTCGCAAGCACGGTAGAGGCAGTGCGCGGGTTCATCTTGATGTTCTTGATGCGTCCCAAGATTTCGGTCAGAGACGCGACGCTTTCATCTTTTCGTTCAAACATTTTTCAGGTCCTTAGAAAATCAAACCTTCTTCGATCATCTTTTGCTTCTCAATCTCAAACTTCCTGTCGAATTCGGCTTGAGCTTCGGGGTCAAAAGGCTTCGGCGGTTCGGCAGGCGGCTGGCATACGCCGATGCCGTACTGGGGATCTGTGGGCTTCCCAAACGGGAAGGTCTGGTTTTGGTTTTTCGGCCTGCTCTTTGCGAACTCTTCTGCTTTCGTCGCCCACGTCCTCCATGCGGCCAGCCAGTTGCTGTACCGGTTGTCTTTGGAAAGGTGGAAGTTGACGAACTTGGTGAACTCCGTCTGAGCGTTGATGCTTGGGTGCTTTGCCCGTGCGTACTCAAGGTATTCAGGCGGGATGGGATCGTCAGGAGAGAAAGGACAGGAAGTTTTAGGCTTGGCTCTTGTTGCCTTCGGCTTTTCGACCTTTTTACCGTCGTTGGTAAGATGGTCGGTTTCCCACGGCGCTTGCGCGGGCAAGCTATTCCTTGTTCTACTTCCCTGTTCTATTTCCCTGTTCCTATTCCCTGTTACATCCTGATTTTCGGGGGACCCCTCCCCCCCTTTTTCGGGGGACCCCTCCCCCCCTTTTTCGGGGGACCCTCTCCCCCTTTTTTGGGGGACGGTGCCCTGATCTTCGGGGGAGGTGCCCTGATCTTCGGGGGAGGTATCCTGATCTTCGGGGGAGGTATCCTGATTTTTGGAGCTCACCCATTCAGAAGCTACAAAGCCGATAAGTGCATACTCAGTGCGCAGGATCTGCCCCGTCTCAGGATCGCGGATAAACTCACGGCTGATGAACCCACCTTCTTCGAGTCGCTTGATAGCAGCCGTTATCGTGTCGGCCTTTTTGACCTCGAGCACTCGGGCGATCTTGCTTACTGACGGACAACACAAACCGGTTTGGCCGTTGTGGTAGAAAGCTAGTTCACGCAAAACGGCCTTAGCAGTCGAGTTACCGACTGTCTGACTTCTCGCCCATCGCTCAGCCGCATAAGACATAGCTATCCCTCGCAAACGCGACGCGTAAGCTTGTTCAGGTCAGACGCCTTCGCGCCTGTGATGCGAGCGAACTCCTCGACGTATTCGAGGCTTACGCTATTAGAAACGCACCAGTTGCGCACCGTCTGGCGGGTAACGCCAAGGCGCTTGGCAATGTCTTTCTGAGCACCGCGCTTCAACCCGTTGCGGAGCGCGTAACGCTCGAGCGCGATGGACACCGTTGTGTCGCGCATAGCTCCTCCATGTGGAAAGGTAAATTTACTTTACCTTATATTACCACAAGAAGGACAATCGTACTTACCAGACTTCCGTTAAATCTCCTTTTACAATGATCTTCCACTACGGAGGAGCTATGTCAGCAGTTAGCGAAAGAATTGGCGCTCTCGTGAAGGCGTCCGGCCTTTCGAACAGAGAGCTTGCCCGTCGGCTCGGGACGACTCACGTCACGATCTCGAACTGGTTGAACGGCGCATCGGAGCCGAACGAAAGCGGTCTCGAGAAGCTGTGCGAATTTTTCGAGGTCACGCCCGCCTATATCAAATATGGCGACGGCAACGCTCCCCAGGGGCAGACGATCATCACGGACGATGTAGTATCGATCCCGCTCATCAACGCCGAGGTCTCCTGCGGTCAGGGCTTCCTGAATGACCGAGAGCTCATCCTGATCCGGTTCGTCAGAGTGTCGATCGAGCTGATCCGGCGCTATTGCCCGACCGCGAACCTGCGGTCACTGCAGATCATGACCGCCTTCGGTGACTCGATGGAGCCGACATTGTGCGAAGGCGACTCTGTAATCGTCGACGTGTCGGAGAAGACGGTTCGGCGCGATGGCATGTACGTCATCCGCATCGGAGACGGTCTATTCGTCAAGCGCGTACAGATCATCCCCAGAGGCCTCCGCCTCCTTTCAGACAACGAGTTCTACAAGCCTATCGACACCACCGAAGAGGACATTGCCATCGTCGGCCGCGCCTACGTCGGCCTATGTTTAAAGCGCCTCTAACCCAAACCCCTCCACCACAAGAGCCGGGCCTAAGCCCGGCTTTTTTGCATCCCTATTTCGCAAGGTTTTGACATAGGTTAAACCTACCTTTCCAAATCTCCACGCATTTATTTGCCACTCGCTTTCCACCTTTACCGCTTTATGGTAAACTTGCTTTAACGTTACGGAAAGCATTGCTGTCCGCAACACTCACGGCGCGCTACAGCGCCCCCTCCCGCGGACGAAATCCCGCCCTCCCGAGCAAGGAGCCTCGGCGGCGGCACGGAGCGAGAGAAAGGGACTGCAGCGATGTCCGAATCTCGGCACTTAGCTGTGTCGGGGACCTCCTGAGAAGCGGCTGTAGCTTTGGCTAGAAGGGTCTAGCGACGCGCAGTACAGCTCAGAACGGTAGTCGCAAAGGTCGCGCATGAAAAGTGAGCGGACGGCTAGCGAAGATCTTCGCTAGTGCGGTTGGGTTGGGGACCACCTGAAAACGACGCAAGCTCGCCCCACGAGCTAGATCAGGATCAGTCTTCGGACAGAGGGCATGTTAGCCCCGAGCGGCCAGAGCGCAGACGATGCGCAGCCGCGACCTGATCGAAAGCCGATCTAAGCCCTTTCCGCGGAGAGGGCTTAGGTGGGCTTTCTAAAGGAGATAACAATGGATGTAGAAATAATCGACAAGCGCCTGGTGGTAACGCCAACCACGCACGACGACGTGCGTTTGATTTACGCAATCGCCGCAGCGTGGACGGCGTTCGACGCGGTTATTTGTCCCGTTAGCGGGGAACCACTTCGTTGCAACGAGGAC